CCCTTCGGATTATTAAAGATCTCAACGCAGGGGATAAACCCAAGCGAATTTTTAAATGTTTTTGTTTTACCGGGAGACATACCAGATGGCATGTCAAAAGTCATCTCAGCATCAGAATGAGTTTCCTCAATTTCATTTGCTTTGATTGATAAACGAATATAACGCTTTGCTCCTGGCTCACCCGTAATTGAAGTGCCGGTTATGTTGGTGACATTAATACCATCATGCGAGCTACCCGCTTTACGCACCTTGTAGCTGTAGATGATCACCACCTCATCGAGCTCACCATCTACGTTGTAATAACTGCGATACTCGTGTTCGCGGAAATAATAAATACGATAGTTTTGCTTGGTGGGCCGTATATAGAAAATGCCTTTACCATCGCACAGGAAGTAATCCCAAATAGAATCAAGGCGAATGTCAATTTGGTTGTATTTAATTACACGGTCAATAAAGTCTTTGCGCTGGGCGCCAAAGTTGTCTTGACCTGGAAAAAATTCAACTCCTTGGCGAATACCAAAGAGTTTCATCTGGGCTAGGTGCGACGCAACAACGCCCGTATCTACGACCGTACCAGAGTCTTTCTCTAGATACGACTCAACAATTTCGTTAAGTCTGGCCTTAGCGTCTACAGCCATTAACTATTTTCCTTTTCTTTTTTGATCTTAGCAGGTTTCGCTTGCTTCTTGTAAATCAAACACCACGAAAGCCGGTGCCTCCAAGACTGGTGCGTTGAATTAAGTCCTGAATAGCCTTTTCAATCAAAGGGCCAGAGCCCATTTCTCCTTTCTGCAAAGAACGCAAAATAATTTGATCTTCTGCTCGTTCACGTGCTGTATAAGGAGGTTCCATGGCAATCGCATCAAATGCTTGGCCGTACTGTGGACCTTTAAAGAATTGAGCGTTTGCCATCCCGGCCACATTACCAATGGGCGGCGTGGATTGGTAGTACATATCAGAAACGTCCTCCCATGTTCATCATGGCGCCGTAGCCTCCAGGACCCGGCATGCCAGGCATTGGTTGAGTGCGCGTAACATTCACATCAAAACCAAAAGTTGGTGTTTGGTAACCAAGGCCGAAATGACCGCTTTGATCCTGAACATTATATTGACCACCAAAGTTGACACTTTGGTTTTTATCAATTTGAGCACGGACATTACCGCGAAGATTTTTAACCTTCTCGTTTTCAATGTCTACGCCAAAATTAATGGGAGGTTGGCCGCCACCCTGTGCCCCCATCTGCTGAAGCTGTTGCATCATCGCTTCGTAATTCTGGGGACCAACTCCCATTTGACCACCAAGTGCTGCTGCATTGCCAAGAGCTTGGCCACCTGGATAAGCTTGAGCAATTAATGGATTTGCATCAAGACCAAGCGCAAATGGAAGTTTTGGTCCAGGGGCATTAATACGTTCATAATATTTTTGCAAGTCTTGCGGACGTTGATCCCATTCTTTCAGTTTATTTAATTCTTCTTGCGGCATCCCTTTGAACGGGCTTCGTGGACCAATATCAAAACTTGGGCTACCCGCCATTAAGTTACTAAATGCTCCTGCATTTCCCAGGTCAACAGGTTGGCCGCCGTAATAACGCATTTTTTTGCCTATTTTCTATATTCTACTCTTCTATAACTTCGTAGCCGGAGGCATCGTGGACCTTGGAAAGAATGATGCCTTCTCCTCGCACATCCCAATTGAGAATATCTCCTTCTTGCCATCCAAGCTCTTCGATAACTTCTTCAGGAAAGGTGATAAATTGCTCTCCGTTCTCGTCCTCTTCTACTTCAAGAACGTAACTTCTCATTTTGCTTCAAGCAGTTTCTCGACTAGTTTATCAAGCTTAGCGTTAATCTGATTAAAGTTATCGTGCATTTGTTGAATTTCTCTTAAGAAATCAACCTTTAAAACATATTCCAAAGGCATGTGTTTTAAATCGTCTTCCAAGATGTCAATCCTGCGTTTCTGAGAGCTAATATAATTGAAAGCTTGTTGGATTTGATCATTCTGCCGGCTCAGGATCTTACCGGCAACCCAACTTCCACCAGTAATAGCTGATACAACGGCCGTCAAACCGATAGCAATGTATTCCGGACCCACAGCCTAAACGTATTTTTTATTATTCTAAGTTTAGTAATCAAGTTGAAGCTGTCCTTTACGCGCTAAACCTGTAACCAACCAAACAAGTGCGTCAACACAGTCGTCGTGACTGCTGACACCAAAATTTGTAAGTTCTTCAAACATGTTGGTGAAGTTACGGTATCGATTAAAGATGATCTTGCGATCTTCAAACATGCCCATAATTCCACGGAAGCGAGCCAGTTTATCGGCACGGAATCCTTTGACCGGATGCCAGATTAAGTTGTAGAGACTTTCTTGATTTAAGCAAACACGTTTGAAGTCTGCCTCCAGGGATGCCTGGTACTGGACCGCTTCACTCCAAATGTCACACGTGGAATAAGTAGGAAAATAATTATCGTTTGCATCCTTGCCGAGAATCGACCAATCATTCAAGAGTTCTTTGAGAGCATCTAATTTTTCAAGGTTGCCCATCACGCGCAATCGACGGTAATCAATAATATGAATGCGATCACCAATACGACCACCAAGAACCATAACGGTGTAATCGTTTTTCTCTTTAGTGCCAGCAGACAGATCAACCCCAACACCCAACGTATCAAATTCAGTTGAGATTTCAGCTTTAACAATCAGTTCAGGTGCGAGCGAAAGCTCGTTCTGCCTGATAATTTGATTCATGTACTGGAATGAAAAAGCAATTGGCGCCTGCCTTTTCTTTTCCTTTAAATAATCCAATGACCACATCTCTGGCCAATACGAAATTTCATCCCCTGTTTTTGGATCATTTTGAATTGCGGAAAGAACAATCTGCGTCCAATTGTTTTGTTCGTTGAATGTCGTGGCATGAATATCGTCATGACGGAAGCGCGTACCAAGACAAATGGCCCGCCCACCCTCGAACATGGTGGGTGCAATCACCGCGTTCCAGTTGTCCTGCATCATCTTTCGGATGTCAGGGTTTGAAATATCCGCAGCTGATTTAATGGCGTCATCAATCATCACCAGATGAGAACGCTTGGAGGTCACCGAGCCTTTTAGACCTGCGGCGCAGAGCGTAAATTGTTCATCACCGGTTACGTCAATACCAGCAAACTTATGGTCAATAGACCAGTACTCATTACTAGTAACGTTCTTCAGAAGGCGGACTTCAGGAAAAACTTCTTGATATCGTTTGCTTTCAATGATTCGTTTGATTGTTGCTGACTTGGAGCGAGCAATATCAACCGTATAAGAAAGGTACAGAATTTGTAGGGGACGTTTAGCTTGTGTATGGATGCCAATAGCCCAGGCGGTTAGCAAACCAAGGACTGTGGATTTGGCGGATCCTCGTGGTGCAAGTAGATCCACGTTTGGACCAGCAATACGAAGAAGGCAACTGCTATCTTCTTCAGTCACAAAGTGACGATGCCAGTCTTTGTGGTGCTGGGCAGGAGGTTTATCAGCTACGTATTCACAAAAGAAACCAAAATCTTCGCGTGCTTTCTTAAGTGAATCAATATCTTTATGTGGCTTAATCGCATAGTTTTTGGAAGCAACGCGTGCATTCCTGCGATAAGCCAGATGAAGATACGAAGGCACAGATAATATTCAATCAGTTATTGAATACTAACTCAGTCTTCTTGTTCTTTGCGCTTTTTGTTTTGATACTTACGTGCTTTATCCAAAGCAGCGCGACGTTTTTCCTTATCATTCATCTCAGTGCCATCCTCTTTCTTGGCTTCTTTCTTCTTGAAGTGCTCAAGAAGTTGAGGAGGCATTTTTCCTTTGGCCATAACAAATGTTTTTCTTTATTTTAATGTCCGTTTATTCTTCCAGTTGCATGCGTGCCCAGACGCTCATGCTTGCTTCGTGAAGAGGTGATTCAATTGGATCGTCTTTAAAAATAAACATCAACTCACGAATGGCGCGATCAGCCCCAGCCATGAGTAAACCTTTGCGGTCTTTGACGGATGTGTATTGTTCAACTTGATTAATCGTGCCGCGCAATTCTTTTTCCATCGCTGCAATACGAGCAACGCCGGCATCCCGTTTCACGGCACAATTTTCAATGTCCTCACGGAGTTTGCGAATATCTTCCCGCATTTCTTCGATTTCCATTAGGAGCATTTTCCGGTGATCTGGCTTTGGGTATTGGTCTTTGATCCAAGCCTCACACGAGATAATGTTGCCTACATAACCGAGGAAACGGGCATAGAGAAAACATTCAATGAATGAATAATTTTCACAAGAAAAAGCATGAAAAGCTTCTTGAGCATCGCCAGGCTGCTCAAGAAACCACTCTTCAAAGGCGCTGACGTCTAAATAGCCGGTAGCCGAATCTGTCTTAGTACTTGTAAGACGCTTTTGCTGAACGCTCATTCCAATCCTTCTGACGACGCTTAGAAGATTCTAACTCGCCCAGGAGGCCTCTGAACAGATCTGGATCAAATGCACCGGCATCTTGTTGTGATTCAAATGATTTAATCCAGTCATCAAACTCGCTCGTACCTGCAGCAGCTGCACCAGTATCCAAGGGGTTTGTTTGAGGGCTGTATCTTGATAACGCTTCATCCAGATCTTCTTGCGTAAGGCCTGTCTTCCCAACGTTTGCCAAGGCAGCGTCCAAATCTTCTTGTGTAATTCCTGAATTACCTGCTTTACTTAATGCATCTTGAACTGCTTTATCTAAGTCCTCTTGACTAAATTTATTTCCTCCAGGGGCTTGAGCTGCCGCTTTTGCAGTGGAAACAGCAGTTTTCTTTTGTGTTTGCAAGTTTTGCACTCTTTTATCTTTACCAAGATCTTTTAACTTTCCAAGAATATCTTTAAATTTACCGGGATCCGCAATGCCCTCACTGGTAGCACCCGTGATTAAAGTTTTGGCTTTAGTTGTTAAAGCTTTAACTCGTTCTTGCTTCTTTTCTTTTTGTTCTTGCTTCTTTTCTTTTTGTTGAGAAGGAGAGGAAGAGCGCGACGTTGATTGAAACGCTTTGGCAGCATTAACTGCTTTGGCAGGAGCGGACTGTGCACTACCACCACCCCCAGTGGGAGCCGCAGGTGGCTTGGGACCAGGAGCTGGTATGGCTGAAGTTGGCGAGGATTTAGGACTGCCGCCACCACCACTAGGAGCATTTCCGCCGCCCCTTTTAGGACTGGCACCACCACTGGGGGCGTTTTTTCCTCCGCTTCCTTTGCCGCCGCCACCTTTAGCCATATTTACTCCTCTGGGTTGTATACAGGTTTTGCTTTATTTTCTCGCTGCTCTTTTGATTGTTTCAAAGTATCAAGTAAATTTTTGAATCCTTGAAGATCAAAGGGAGCATCATCAGATGGCTCCTTCGGAGCGGCAGAATTAAAGTCCATGGTATTAACTAAAATTAATTATATCAGCAGCCTTAGAAAGCAGAAGGAATCAAGTTGTACAAGTAATTAGCCTGTTGCATCCGTGACTTTGTAAGATCCGTTGCTTGCTCCATACGAGCACGGCGCTCTGCAGACTTGGCTTGGATTTTATAAGGATCAATCAGAGTCATGTATTCCATCTCAGCAATCGTAGAACCAGGGGCTTTGTCTGGGTTGATGCCAGCATAAATGCCACTAACAGTTCCAGAGGGAACTGTGGTTGGTGCAGGAGTAGTGCCACTACCTGTCACTGTGATTTCTGGTTTTTCAGACCAACGGCCGGTAGCACGATCTAACTCATAATTGCCCTGACCCATAAATTTAGATACTTGATCATCTAATTCATCGTAAGCAAATTTACCAGCAAGATAAGAGCGAATATCTTTGTTTGCAAAACCGGCGTCGGTTGCCTTCTTCAACACATCTTCCGTGATGTTACCGGCTTTGGTGTAATACCCGTCTTGTTGAGTATACCCTTTCTTTTCAAACTTCTTGCGAAGATCTTTTGCTAATTGATTAGCGGCATATGTACGACCAATAGTTGAAAGATAATCAGTGCCACCAGCTTTTTCATAAACTTTTTTGCCGCCACGAACTTCGGCTGCTGTAATGGTTTTACCTTGTCCTTTTTTACCTGCTTGCTGGATAGATTTGGTTAATTCTTTTTTAGGGGCACCAGACAACTGAACGCCTCTAAGGCGGGCCTGTTCAATTAAAGACTCAAGAGCGTCAGCCATTTACTATCTATCCGTTATTTATCAGTATAAAAGGTAAAATCAATTGTAATTTACAGTTGAGCCTGGTTTGAAGCGATAAGTACCTGTAAAAGTGCCATCGGGAGTTTGATAACCAACGCCGTATTTGCCACCGCCAGGAAGATTAGCAGCAAAGGCGAGAGGGTTTTTGCGAACGTATTCCGGAGACGAAAGCATCTTTTGTCCCAAGAATTGAGAAAATGCCTCAGGCGACGTTTTACCAAGTGCACGAGCGGCGGCTTCTGTAGACTTGATGTCTTCTTCCGTTAAACCAATACCAAGCGAACGCGCTGCAAATTCCTGGAACGGACGATATTTTTCTACAGTACCTTCTGGCGCTAAACCTGCTTTTAAGCTTCCAAGCTGTTCAGCAATTTTAAATGCATCTGGAATCCTATAAGCCAACCCAAAGTTGGCAAACTCGTCAGATGCTTCAATCGGGCTACGTTCGCCACGAGACACCTGCCCCGCAAGAAACTGAGCATAATCAGCAGCAGATTTTTTAGTTGCCTCTTCGGATTTTTCAATTGCTTTAACAGGAATAGCGCCGATCTTTTTAACGTCACGAATCGCTGCTTTAAAGCCAGAACCCTTTTTCTTTTCCGTAGGTTTTGGTTGGTCACCACCAAAGAAACTTCCAAGTGCCGTAACTGGGGCAATGCCTAGTTTTTCTTCAATTGCACCAAGACGATCAGATACGTCTTCCGTATCTCCAGAAGTACGCTTGGTTAAATACTCAAAAGGGCTATTGCCTGCCATAACACTTTATTGAATTGTCTTTATTTTAGATCACGTAAACAAAGCATAAGGTGGCATAAAGCCAGGCATTGCGCCACGGAGGCGATCTTCGTAACGCTCAACCGAGCGCAGCGTATTAAAGGCTGGATTATTAGCTTGAATATTTGCTTTCTGGACAAGATCTCGTGCTTCGTTTAAACGGGCGAGAGCACCGCCTGCACCCCCTTCGTACCGAGAGGTGAGGTAGTCGTAACCAAAACCCGCTTGCTTGCCCCGCAATTGGGCAACAGCGCCAATTTCCGCTGCTTGCTTGGTGGCAGCCGCCGCACGTTTGGAAGCTTCTTCTACTGCTTGAGCTTGTTCTTCTGCAGCTCTTTGTTGTGCAGAAGCACCAAAGATAGATGCTCCGATATTTGCAACACCTAAGCCAATTGAAAAGGGATCCATACTGGTAGGTTTAGCTGAAGTTGTTGTTGTTGTTGATGCCGCCGAAGAAACAGTTGGAAAAGCTTGATTGATAGGCGCAATTGGCGCATAGGTAGCGTATTGCTGCCAGCCATCGGATAAAGCCATGACTTAATTATATGCCAGTGTTAGCTAAAGGTTCGGCCACGAGGAATATCAATGGCTGGCATCGAACCGTAGGCAGCACGCATTTGATCTGGGATGCCTGCCAGGATTTGAAGGCGTGGTGCGTTGTAACGCATCTGCGCCAGATTACTTCCGATCTGACTAATGGTTTGAGGGATGCTTGCCATTAAGTTGTACTGGAAAGCACGCTTGTCACGTTCAGCTTGAATTTTGGCAGCAGCAGCAGCTTCTTCTGCGCGAAACTCCTTCATCACTTTGAGAAGCTCACCGAAACGTGCGGGATCGTTATAAACGTCTTCACGCTTACGGTTTAAAAGTAGAGCGCCAGCAATATCTGGGCTCATCTTATTTAGAAGTTCTTGCTCCCAGGGTTCATAAGCACCCGCTTGTGGTGTCATGGGATTACCCATGCCAGCACCTGCTAGGGAAAAAGCTCCAAACGAAGAATTTTCTGCCATTGAGCTAAGCCTCAGCTAATCGAAATATTTG